TCCAAGTAATATATCTTTTTTAAGACAAACACCTTATGGTTGTAATAGATCAAATCCTATTCCTTTTGATGGAGCAACTTTGTTTACACAAAAGAATGGTAAAGCAATTAGAGAATATGTTTTTTCAGATGTAGAACAAGCATATCGTTCAACAAGTGTTTCGGTATTAGCTTCTCATTTAGTAGACACACCAAAGCAACACGCTATGCTTACAGGTAATGCAGAAAAACCAGAACAGTTTGCTTTCTTTTTAAATAGTGGAAGTACTTATGGTGGAAAAATTGCAGTCTTTCATAGTATTAGAGATGAAAAAATTGCTGGTTGGACTATGTGGGATACACAAACAGGCGATACATTTGATAGTATAGTAGCTATTAATGAAAACTTATTTTGTGTAGGTAAAAGAGTAGTACCATCTGGTACAAAATATTTTTTAGAAAAATTTTCTGATACTGATTCAATAACATTAGATTGTTCAACTACTACTACTGTATACCAAAAAGGTTCGCCATTAGTTAATGGTGGTTCGCAAACAGGAAATACATTAGCAGTAGATGGTTTTAGTTCTGCTCCTCAGGTTCAAGAAACATTTACTATTGCTGGAAATGCTACTGAATATACTATTGAGGCAGTAACAGCTACTGCATCAGGATATAATTTACAATTAGATCAAAACTTGGCTGCTACTCCTTCGGATAATGCAGTTATTACTGTTGTTAATGGATTTGTACATACAGTAAATGCTATTTATGAAAATACAGATAATGTATACGCTACATATGGTAATGGTTCTTTAGGCGAATTTACTGTAGATTCTAGCAGTAGAATAACATTAACATCAGCTCCTTTTCCTACTGGTGTAAGAGTAGGATTTAATTTTACTCCAGTATTAGAAACTATGGCAATAGATAAAGAAATAGAAACTGGACCACTTACTGGTCAGCCAAGACGAGTTAATAAAGCTATTGTAGATATATCTTCTGGATTAGATATTACAATGAAAGCTCAGGATTTAACTGCAAAAGAATTAGTTATACAACAAGTAGATTTTACAGTTAATACTGATTTAACACCAGTTACAGATAAAAAAGAATTTAATTTCTTGGGTTATAGCAAAAATCCTACTATAACTATTTCACAAAACGATCCTTTACCATTAAAGGTATTAGGACTAGCTATGGAGATACAATTCGCATGAGTATAATTGCTGGATCATCTGCTGCTTCTTTATTTGCTGCAGCTTCTGTAATGAGTGCTATAGGTTCATTCTCTAGCATACAAGCACAGCGTAGAGCATTAGCAAGAGAAAATTATAGATTAGAAACTGAAGCTGAAATGGCAAAATTACAAGCATTAGAAGAAGAAAACACTAGAAAAGAAGAACAAAAAATAGCATTAGCTAATAACTTAGCTTATCAATCTATAGCTGGTTATTATGATGATGGTATGAGTTTTTTAAATATTAATAAACAAGTTCAAAAGAAAGCTGAAAAAGATATTGCTAATATTAGATTGATGGGAAAAAATATTCAACACAAATATTCAGCATCATTATATGAAAATAGATTAAAAGAAAAAAACCTAGTATTTGGTGGTTATACTTCTGTTATTGCAGAATTAACTACTGGGTATGCAAATCATAAATGGTATAGCTAATGGCACTTACTAGAGGAGAAAGAAAAGTAGTAACAACTGCATCTTCTGTTGCAAATAGAATGGGTGTAGTACCAGCAGTATCTGATGATCCACTAGGTACTATTGGAGAAACATTAACGAAGAAATTAGATTTCTTTGCTCAAAGAGCAGCAACAAGAGAAGAAGTTAAATACAAAGCTGATGTAGATGTTAAATCCTACAAAATGATACAAGAATTAGGAAGAAAACATTTTGATGATCCACAAGCATATACACAAGCTGTTGATGCTTATACAAAAACTTTAGTAGAAGAAGCTCCTAATAGATTTAAAGATTGGACTAGAGGTAAGGTAGGAATAGATGCTGCAAGAGAAGGCGAAAATATTATTAATAGAAAAATCAAAAAAGATCATATTGCAACAGGACAAGCATTAGATCAAAGAGTAGAAATATTAGATGAACAAGCATTAATAGATATGCGTGATATGCCATTAGATAAAATTGATACTTATTTAAATGATAATTTTAAAGTTAAATTAGGAGAAATTTATAAGGATATGGTAGAATATTATAATTCTTCTTATCCAGATGAACAACAACAATTTATACAAAAGTATGGTGGAACACCTGATGAATGGTTAAGAAAAAAACAATTAGGTTTTGAACAATTAAGAGTTAATAACTGGATTAAACATGAAGTAGATAATTTGATGACAGAAATTGCAGAAACTAATGCTGAATTTACAGTAGGACACAATTTATTAAATCAAATGAATGCTAAAATAAAAAAGAAATTACTTACTTATCTTAATAAACCAGACTTTCAACCAACTGATGGTAATGCAACATTTACTGGTAGTACAACAAATGAAAGAGCTGGAATTATAGAAGGAGCTACACAATATTTAGAAGCTCAAATTGATTCGCATAAAAAATTATTAGGTCAATATGAAATAGATAAAAATATAGAACAAGCAACTACACATACAGAAACCATGAAAGGTTTTATAAATAATCCAGAAGATTATACACATTTAGATGAAAAAAGTTTAATAGCTCAAGGTGTAGCTTTAGGTTTAGGAGAAAATACTGAAGCTATGAAACATTTTATAGATCAACATACAATAGGACAATTAATTAATTATCATTCAGATTTTTATATGCCTTCATGGGTAGGTTTAGCAGAAGAACCAAACTTACCATCAATGGATTTTGAAACTATGATTAATGGAGAATTATATCGTGTATTAGATGATAAAGGTTTGTTAGATGGTATTGAAGGAGATAATAAAGTTGAAACATTAAAACAATTAGTAATTAACCAAAATCTTAAAAAAATATTTAATGTAGAAGATATAAGAGATTTAAACTTAGGTAAAATGGATTTTTATGAAAGGGATATGAGAAAAACTATAGACATAGGAGCTGGAAAACAAGGACCAAATCCAAATTATAATGAACTAGTAAAAAATGCTGATGGACAACTTATAGAAAATAGAAAATTATCTGCATTAGCAGCTTATGCAAAAAATTTAAATGAACCAATACCAGCCATAACAAATTTTTTAAATAGTGCTATTTCCAAATCAAATTTTAAAAGTGAAGAAGGATTAGATTATTTAGATAAGGCAGCTTATTTAGTACATTATTTTAGTACAAAAGAAGGATTCCCTTTTGTATGGAAAAATATTGATCATAAATCAATAATAGCTCCCTTAAAAGAATATCATAAATTAAGACAATTTAATACAAGTTTAGTTACAAGAGAAACTTTAGCTGAAGATTTCTTTGCAAGATTAAATATGGATAATACTGTTAAAGGAGAAATTAAAACAGCTATAGATGGTTTTATTAAATATGATGATGATGATGAATCTGGAGATATTAACCTTACTGAAATGATTAATAAAGCAATAAAAAAAGATAGATGGTATCAAAAACATCTTGGTGGACTTAGAAGTTATGAAACTGGAGTTAGATTTGTAAATAATTTTCGAGATTTTTTATCTGTAGATACAAGTCAAGAATTAGAAATTGATAATAATAAAGTTAAACAAATAATAAGACCAATATTAGATGTTTATATAACAAGTGCATATAAATCTGGAGCAGAAGTTACTGAACAAAATCTTCGTGAAGTTATACAAGATATGCTTAAATATACATTAGATGATTTTGAAAAAGAAGGTTTTTACTGGAGGGGTAGATAATGTCAAATTTACCTTTTAGAAATTTAGTAGTAAATAGAGATATATATGTAGAATATGGAAAACAAGGATTTACTAAAAAACAAATAGATGATGATTTAATTTTTACTTTACAAAATAGATTATGGAATATGACACTTAGAGAAAAGAAAGAATTAGGTATTACAGATGATTTTTTAGATAAAAATAATTTATATCAATTATTATCAATGGGAAGAATAGAACCATATTATGATGAAGATTCAGGTAAAAATAATGCTACTTATCATATAAGAATGGATATTGATGGAGATGGTATATGGACAAATATATCTGCAACAAATACAGAAACAAATTTTAGACCAATGCATACTACCCAAACTTGGAAGTCAATGACAAGAGATAAGATATACCAAGATGTAGTTGCTAAAAAATATAGATCATACAAAAATATGTTAGGTTTAGAATCTAAACAAGTATTAGATGAAAATCCTTGGCTGGATTCAGCATTTGAATCTATATGGAGAGGAATGTTTATTACTGGTCAAGCAAAAACACAAACAGGAGATAGAGTAAAAAGATTCTTAAATGAAAATAAATTTTTCAGTGCTATTCTTCCAGAATTAGATTTATCTAATGATAAAAGAATAGATGAAATTGCCCAAGAGATTCAAAAAGAAGCAATCTTATTGGAACAAATGTTACCTCATTTACAAGCAGAATATGGTATTACTGCCGATATGGGTATGATGAGTATAGGAGATCAAATGGTTTATACGCAAAATATATTTTTCGATCACACAATGAAAAATGAAGGAGGATTTTATGCAACTGCTTATTCTCCTACAAATGAATGGAATATCATTAATAGTAAAATGAATCCTGATTATGTTAAATACGATTATTTAAGTGCCAAAAATGAAGATGGTACATATAAGAATGATCCAACGATTGGATATGGATTTTCTCTTAATGATAGATATGCTGTAAGTTTATTAAATGAAAGAGGTTATGATGTAGATAAACTTCTTAAAGGAGAGCAAACATTAAAACAAGCTCATGCTATAGATATATCATTTGCAATTCTTAATACTAAATTTAATGAATTAGCTGATTATTTTGGAGATAATATTAAAGGAGATAGAAATACATTTTTAGCAGCAGCTCTTGTAGATTTAAATTATGTAAGTGGTTTTGGCGAAGGTACAAAAAGTTTTATTGGTAATAGAATGAAACAAGCATTTAAAGCATATTTTAATGCAACTTCAGATGAAGAAAGAGCAGCAGCTTTAGGTACATATGGTTCTTATTTAACTTCTGAAGAAAGAAAAATTAAACCTTTTGGTATAGATACTGGAGCAACATATACTGATGATACTCCTACAGGATATATTGGTTATGATTCACAATATAAATTTGGAGATTATACACCTACTATTTTAGGAGAGTTATATAATGATGGAGCTTATAGTAGACAATATCGTGGAAGATTGGAAGGTAATGCTAAATTAATTGAAGCATGGCATAATGGTCAAAGTACAATGTTTGATTTACCTACAGGTGTTAAAGAAGAAGATTTAGAAACTATAAAAATAGATTAATATGCCTGATGTTCTTGTTACTACTGGTGTACCTCATATGGCACACCAAAATATTACCAGTCCTTATGCAAATAAAGAAACTGGTTGGGAACAAATTACTAATTTAGGTAGAGGTATAGTAGATGAAAATATAGTATTTAAAGGAGCTAAATATGTTGTTGAAAATATTTTTCATACTAGACCAGATTTATTTAAAGTTGATCCACAATATGATCCTTATTATGATCCTCAATTATTTAAATATAAAGAGCTTATGGGAAACTTTTTACATTCAAAAAGTAAAGATCATACAAGTTATTTAATTGAAAGATTTATTGATAAAAATAAAAAAATAAATGGAAGTCCTTTTTATATTATTGGAAGAATACTTGGTGGAATAACTGATCCAAGTAGTTTGTTTTTATTTACTAAAGCTGGTAATGTTTTACTTACTGGTTCTCGATTAAGTCGTTCTGCAAAGTTTGGAGCAATTATTGGTGGAGAAGAAGCTGGAAAAAGATTCTTTGATGATACTAGACCAATGACTGAATCAACAATGATAACTGCTGGAGCTGTAATTATACCAGCATTATTTCCAGCTATTAATAATAAAATGGCTAGTAAAAAATTTGATGACCATGCAGACATGTTAGATGACGCAGATAATATAGCACATAAAGGAGGACAAAGTATTAATCTTGATTTAG